CTGTTTCGCCTGGGCTTGGAGGACTGTGTTGACCTTACCTCCACAGCACCAGGTTATTGCATGGTTGAACAGTATCCGGGTCACCGGATCTTACGGGTACCTTTACCCACCGACAGCAACCTCAAGGGTCATGCCAACAATGGACAAAGGCAGTGGGTCAGACTGTCTGACAAACACCTGGCCACTGTCCAACCAGGATGGTGTCAGCATGATCTGGATCTCTTCGGTCTTCAATGCAGGCGGCGAGCCGTATGGTTCTGTCGTCCGCTGTTTGGCCTCGACCAGGTTGTTTGCATCAGGGCCAATGAAAATGCCAGACGACTGGAACACGCGGAGCCAGGCCTTGTTGACATTCTTGTAACGCCCTTGGCCCATGCCGTTGTCGATGCCCATGGCAAGCGGCAAACTTTGCAGGTCGGACTCGTATGGCAGGCCGATGTGGATGATGCTTGAGGCCCGGTCAATCGTGATCGCGCCACTGGTCACCACCTTCTGCGGTTGCACTGCGCCGTCGGCCAGGATCGAGACGGTCTTGCCCTCGAGCCAGGTCAGGCCGCTGATCGTGTTGCGTGCAAACGAATACAGGCTCGTGGCGGTGTTTCTCAGCGCAGTTGGTAGCGTCACATCAACCCGAGCCGTTGCGACCGTTGTGGAGGTCGTAGAGCGGATTGTTAGGCGGTACTTGTTGCCAGCCGAGTCGGTCAGCACAATGGCGTCGTTGACATCGCCAGTGCCTGGGTAAGTAAAGATGGCCGTCGATGCTGTGATCGTCAAGACATCAGACGGACCCCAGGTCGTGCCGCCACTGACTGTGACGGTCGTGGCCGATGTGTTGGTGCCGTCGTAGGTCGCGCCCGAGTCAACAAAGAATGCGCCCTCGATCGAGTCAAAGTGACGGCTGGCCATGCGCTCGACATAGCGTTTGGTCTGGCCATTGATAGTGCGCTTGACGACGACATAGAGTCGATCCTCATTGCCTTCAGCCACCACGGTGCAGGATTCAAAAACGCCATCAGTGTCGTGCTTGTGCCATGCGCCGACTTGTTGCTCTGGTGTGTAGGTCAAGCCAAGCAACATGCCTGAAGTCGACACAAACCAAACCATCTGGATCGGAGCCTTGGCAAATGCCATGTCGCTGATCTCGTAGTTGTCAAACAGGTGAGCCGAGCGAATTGACAAGTCGTTGGTGATGAAGCCGCTGGCCTGCCAGTTGTAGCCCAGTTCGCGCACATGACCACCGCGTGCTCCGCAGTAGACCAGGGCGTTGTTGATGATGACCGGCTGGACATTCGATGCGCCGATGTACGACTGTGGTCGAACCGAGATTGTGGTCGGTGTGATCTCGTCGCTGTTGAGCGATGACACGCGCCACTCAGCAGATCCAGTCAGCAACAGCAACTGGGTCAATGGCACGATGTGTCGAATGGTGTTGGCTTCACGAGCGGCCACACGGAACTCGATGCGGTCGTCATCACGGATTGGCAGGCCGTAGCTAAGATTGGACTCAGTGCCCGACTTAGTCATCCAGATTTTTTGCGGCTCGTTGATGGTGCCAGCAAAACAGCGACGCTGTTCGAAGTACGAGACGGCGCCTGGGTAGTTGCCAGTGCTGACGAACTCGTTGTCGTAGATCGGTGGAGTAACCGACAGATCTGGCGCGATGTTGTTGTCGACGATGCTCGTGCCAGTCGTGCTTCCAATGTAGCCATACAGACCTCCCAACAGTTTGTAGACGCGGTACCGCGATGCGCCTGTCACTGCGGACCAGGAGATCGTGTTGGTTGCGCCGGTAACAAAAATGTTGTTGGTGACTGATGCCACGCTCGATGAGACAGACTCGCCGATCTCGTCGGCTGTGATGGCCGTCACAACATAACTCATCGTCTCGTATGTGTCTGCGTTGGTAGATGACGATGCAGGGATGTACCGAGTTGCAGTCACGCCAGTTGGCGCGGCAATCGGTGATCCAAAGTTGATGGTCGTCAGAGTCCAGTTGGTCGCGCCCAAGCGGCGCAGTTCACGCGGCGCATAGTTGGGATGCACCAGCGTCATCACATCAGCAGACTGCACATAGTGAATGTCGAAGATGTCTGCTTCTGCGTATGGGTTGGCGATCTCGTATGGCACGCCACCAGACAGCAGTGTGCCGCCTTGTGTGTGAAAGCGAATGTAGCCTGGGCTTAACTCGATCACCATGGTCTGCGTGGTCGAGTAGGTGAATGGGATCAGCCTGGTGCGCTTGGTGCTGTCTTTGACCTCGCGGACGAATGCAAAGCCTGCGCGGTTTTCTGCTGGGCCTTGTGGTGTTGCTGTAAAGTTCTTCATCGTCGCCGCGCCGGTCTGGTACTTCACATCATCGATGCGTCCAAACATCTCTGGCGACATCTCGCCGCCAGCAAAAGATCGTTGTAGTGTGCGCACATTCGGCATGCTTATCTCCCTGCAATCCAGGACACGATGTGCTCTGGCTTGATCTGGCGCTCATTGGAATCAGACTCCATTGCTTTGCCAAGGTACAAGTTCATCATGGTGATGCATCGCTTGGCTTCTGCGGCGCCCTGGTCACCTTTAATCACTGGGCCTGCAAGCATCGATGCAAGATGCCATGACAGAGTGTTGGTAAACAATGCGGAGTATTTAGTTGGGTCAGTTACGCGTGCGCCATATCGAATGACCGCTTGCTTTTGATTGGTCAGCACAATCTGCGATCCATCAAATGCAGTCTCGACCGCAAACTTCTGCGGCACATATTGGCCAGCGGCAACAGACGGTGAGTAGTTGGTATAAAAGTCCGGGTAAGTTTCCGGTGTGAATGTGGTGCTGTAGTCGTCGCGTGCTTCTGGTGGTAGCACTGCAATGATGTGCATTGCATCGCCAGGCATGGCGTATGCGTACTCCCACATTGGCCAAGTGTTCTCCACTTCAGCGCCGTATGCTCGTTTGGTTGCGAATGCCCAGCTATGCATCTCGAGCAAAGTGTCTCGAGCAATGGGGAAAAAGCGTTGGCAGTGTTCTGCCTGCGCAGATCCTTCAGGTGGATCAATGCTTGCGATGGTGGCGTTGTCGCCGAGGTGCGCCAGCGCAAGGTTACAGATGTCGACAACTGATGCCATCATGGCCTCCTAAATGTAAAAAGGGGACCGTGGTTTCCCAGCGGCCCCCCGTGACTTACGGCTTCCAATCAGGAAGGATTACACGGAGCCTTCATCAGCGCCGCGCTTGGCTTTCGGTGTCCACTTCTTTGCAGAGGTGTCGGCCTTGGCCTCGTTGCCTTCGTCATCGATAGGAACCAGCGCAGATCCAGCAGGACCATCATAGTCGACGATCTCGCCTTCATTACGAAAGCCGTTGTTGACAAAGCAAGGTGCGGTGACGCGGTATTTAGGCATGTGTAATTCTCCTTATTAGATTACGGTGAAGCCAGATGCGTAGAACTTCTTGCCGTCCTGAACATCCATAACGATGTCCGCAACAACCTTACCAGCAGTGTTAGTGCCAGACACGGTGTAGCGAGCGCCCAAGTAACGCTTACCAAGCGATGCGATTTGCGGATTCAAACGCACGGCAACATTCTTGCCAAGAGTCAGATCAGCAGTCACGATCGCGCCAGAAGCGCCGATCACCACGACATTGCTCGACAGAGCGGCGTTGTCAGCGATGATGATTTCGAAGTTGGTAGAAGTACCACCTGCGAAAGCCTCGGTCATTGCGAAGTTCATGTAAAGGTCGCCACCTTCGCCCATGTCGCGAGCAACAGACAGGTCGATCGTATCGGTCGACACAGCGGTTGTGGTCACGGCTTGGTCAGTAGAGACGCGGAGCAGTTTATCGGTAATCATGATGTGTTCCTTTCAGAGTTAAATTGACCAATTAGGAAATGGCCGCTTCGGTGTTGAGGATAGCGTCAACGCGACGGAGCGGAACTCCGAGGAACGACAGCCAAGAGTAAGGCATACCGAACTGGCTCAGACCTTCATTGATCTTCAAGACATACTGGCTCTTGTCCAAAGCCGCAATCGACAGACCAGAGTGAACAGTGCGGTTCATGTAGAACGCGGCACGGCCCATAGCCATGTTAGGGATGCGGTACAAAGAGCGAGCCATCAGCTTGATGATCGCGGTTGCGGCAGTAGGTGCTTGCGTGCCAGTCTGGGCAATCAAGTCGCTCACATCGATGTTGGCGATGCGAACCACATAACGCCAGTCTTTCACAACAAGACCGTTCTTCCACTGGTAGCGAGTTGCCAAAGCCTGCATGCGAGTGCCGTCACTGTTGTAAACGGTTTGCTCACCGAGGTCTTCGTGAATCAAGCCAGCCTTCGAACCTTTAGGGAACGGGCAGTACACAGTGTTGTCACCCCACACGACCAAGTAGATCGATGTGTTGTCAGAACCAGAACCACCGGCCTTCAGAATGTTCTGACCGTTGGCGGCAGTGCTGTCGCTGTAGCGAGCGGCAAGGCCGAGGAACTGCTTGGGATCAACACCAGGGTTGCCGTAGAACAAAGTCGTGGCTTGAGTCTGGTTCATTGCTTCCAAGAATGCAGTGTCTTCAGACAGGCGGAATTGAGCGGTGTTGCCGTTCAACATTGCCAAGTCTTTGTCCACTTCAGAGCGGGCTTCCAAGATGCCGCAAGCCTCGTCCACTTGTGCAGTGGTCGATTTGCTCGATGGGATACCTTGGTTCAGGGCACGCCAGTAAACAGTAGGCAAGCCAGTACGGATTACCACGCGCTCGCCGGTAGGCAGGTTGCCTTCCTTGAACACGCAGTCTTCCAAGATTTCATTGCTCTGCGAAAGCAGTTCTGCAACGATGGGAACTCGACCGTCCGGGTCGACGCGTTTGGCCCAATCGGCCAGGGTGAGAGAGTTGTTCGACAAAGTAGCCATGATGGACTCCTATTTAAGATTGCTGATTTGAATAAAGCGCTGATGCCAAGTCGTTGAAACCCTTGGGGCCAGATTTCTGACCACCTCGAGTGCCGCCAACAAAGCGATCCTCACTGATTGCTTTTCCTGCCCGATACATCATGCGGATCATCTCCGGATGATTGCCCAGGCCGGACTCGTTTAACAACTTGCGCAGTTCTGGCGTGCCAAATGAGTCGAGTGCTTTCTTCGCTACGACCAGGTTATCGTTGAGTTTGTCACCCCCGAATTCCTTGTCGGTGCGAGCAGATTCGGCCCACTCATTACGAGCAGTTTCCAGTGCTTGCATCTGACGCTCCAAGATCTTTGGTGCGACTTTGTCCAGCACTTTTTGCGCGGCGTCTTGCGGCAGATCCAATTCCTTGGCGATTTCCGAGAATGACTTGAGCACCTCGGGGTCAAACTCGCGGCCTTCTCCGGCTTTGAATTCGTACACTTCCGGTGCTTTGGCCTGGGCCTTGTCACCGTTCTGATCACCTTCGGTATTGCCAGTCTTCTGGCCATCCTGGCCAGCCTGCTGGTTCTGCGTACCGTCAGCCTGTTGCTGTGATGCCTGTTGCTCACCACCCGTCGGTTGTGTGCTCGAGGCGTCTTGCGATGCGGGCGTGCCTTCAGTGGTCGTTGCGGCTTGA